TAGCAATATCTGTTCTATCAGCTGCTGCGAAATCAGCAATACCGCTACTTGATGCATTAGCAATCTTAATACCCTGTTTCTTACCAGAAGTATTAATTCCAGTAGGAACGCCTGCTGAGTAAGTAATCTCACCAACAGTTACCTGAGTACCTGTGATAATTTCACCTGTAAGAGAACCATCACCTTCAGTAATGATTGCGTAGATAGGAGCATCATTTGTAGCACAGATGCTTTCATCCTTACCAAGTACACTAGATAGATCAATATAACCATCTACACCAACAGAGCCAGTTACAAAAGTAATACCAGCACTTGCTGTGTTATGGAAGTGAACATACTCTACGCTTGAGCTACCCTGGAATAGATCTGCACCAGAAAGCATTGCAAGAGAAACAGGAGAAAGTAAAGCATCTTCTACTGTGAAAGTAAGAGTTTTCTCACCTTCCCAAGAGATAAGACGTACATTACCTCTACCACCTTGTGCATATACGGTAGTAGTTGCCTGCTCTACTGAGGATGTAGTTGCGGTATCAATGAACAGAACCGGCTGACCAGTCTTGAACTGATATTTACCAATATTCATTGGAGTTTTTGCTCTAAAGACAATGTTCGCACACTCGCGTACACCAAATTTCATGGTTTATTTCCTCCTTATAGAATAGAATTTAATCTTCTTTGTCGTCACCGAATTGAATGTCACCCATCCAATCCTTAGCGTCTTTTATTTTTTGCGCTCCCGCCATTTTAGCTTGGAACGTAAAATCAAAAGTTTCTTTTAATTGAAATCTTTTGAATTCATCAACTAATTGAAAAACGGAATATTCTGCTAATTGATTCTTATCTTTTCTTTCCCCAACAGCAAGAATACTAATATACCTCTCTAACACACTCATTAGAGAACTATTTTCACCTCTTTCTCTTCTTAACTCTGCTAACAACTCCCGCTTTTTGCGGAACTTCTCAACTAGAGCACGAGCGCGGTCGCCGCCAGGGTTATAATCATCAAAATCATCTCCATGAAAGTTTCTTAAACAAAACATATCATAAATTATATCAGCAAAAGCATCAAAATTATTAGCATCTATTAAAAAACTTTTTTTCTCTTCATTCATTAGAATAATAGATTGAGGAGTCATCATAATTTGATGATTAGGAAAAAGTAAAGATAACATCTGTTCAACGTCTTGCTTTATCTTTTGAACATTAACATCCTTTTCCATCATCATTGTCATAAATATTTCAAAATTAGATAGCTGAGACAAATCAAAGTTGTCCTTAATTGCTCTATAATTTTTTGTTAAAGCATTTACACTCACTAAAAAATTAGATTCTTCACCCAATAAACTAATGTCCTTAACTGAGGGCTGTACAATAGTCAACTGAGCTGCGGGAAAGGGTATATTTGCTTTAGTATCTAACATTAATCTTGGAATAACAGGTTGACGAATATCAGACATTAATTACTAGATAAATCCTCTAACTTAGCATCGTCTTCTGTAAAATGAACTGCTTGATATGATAAAGTATATCCAGCAAGTTCTTGATTTAATATTAATTCCTGACATCCCAAGAAGATGAACTGTCCAACTCCAGACAACTTACTAAAATTTAAAATGCCATCTATGTATCCCGCAATCATAAGAGGGCGCACCCGCAATCCATCTAATTCCCAATGATTAGTATGACATAATATATCAAAATTAACCATACAATCTCTAAAGCGTTCATTTGCACTATTAGTTGTAAAATTATCAAAAGAGATTAGTATATAAGATTTAACATCTTCATGCTCAGGGAATTCAAGACGTGGGGTAAGTCTTATATATTGCTTATCTTTTAACGCCTTAATATCATATCTTTTCACTATATCATCATATCGAGTTATATCAGGATCAAGACAATCTTTATTATTAACAATTAAAAGCCTTTTTAACCAGTTGCTATACTGCTGACTTTCAACGAATAACTTATTTAAAATTATCTCAACATCTTTCTCACATGATAAAAATGAAGACTGAATAGGCGGTAATATCGCTTGTCTATGCATTTTTATTTCTCCTTTTATCTCTTAAACAGACTTTACAACAACATGCTTTACAACTTGTTCATTATAAACAATATCAAAACTACCTTTCTTTCCATTAGTTAAGCTAATGAAAACAGTAGTATTAATTTTATCTTCATTTATAACAGCATCATCAATATGAGGCGCAACCCCGCCTTGAAGATTCTCAATACCCCATACCGCATTATCTACAACAGGTACAGTATATTTGATTTTGCTATAAGCATAAGTAATAAAATCCTCATTAAGTTCATGTTGTTCAGTATCTTGCTTTTGAGCCTCTTGACTAATCAACTCATAAGGATTTTCAAAATACTCTTGAACATAAACTATAATAATATCATCAATTACGTTAGGCGTAACTGCCTGCACTTGCCAATTTTCTAAATTACCTTTAATATCAGGAATCTTAACTTCCTTAAATCGTTTAAAGAAATCTAAAGTAGTTTCATCTCGTTTGATATAAATAGCACGAGTATAATTTAATTCATTTAAGACTTGTTTATTTTTTCTTAACCAATCTAAAGTCTGCTGATTTTCACCAACAGATGAATAATAATACTCTTTATCATTTATTACAATAGGATAAGGAAAACACTTTCTAACATCCGCTCTGAAATAAGCCAACTCTTCAATATATTGAAGAGTTATCAACCAGCGGGAATGAGTTTCCTTCCAAATAAAAGTCTCTCCAGCCTTCACTGGGACGTCCACGAGCAAATCTACCGTTTTTCCGTCTTGAGGTGCATTTAGACAAATATCTGTAAAAGGTACAGATAGCATTTTTTGGTCCGCATTATAGGTAAGTTTATCTGGATTCATTAAACATCTAAACTCTAACTGCGGAAGTTGCTTAATTGGGTCTAACGATTTCTTATTGTAGTCTGGATTATCTATAATCATGGTTCCCGCCTGATAAGAATAAAGTAAAGATTTCTTAAGACTTCTTAATTTATCCTGTATCATTCGGTTCTGTTGCGGGCGCCCGCCTGCGTAATCCAGACGCTTCTTCATGTTATCCAATGAGTTCATTCTTTAACTCACTAAGAAGGGTAAGGCATTCAAAGATAACTCTTCTGTATAAACTAAAATCTTTTTCTTCAGTTAACATAGCCAAACCTTCTAATTTACAAATCAAAATGAATAACTGACTTTGCGAACCGTAACAAAGTCTATCCAAGCCTACAAGTTCTTCCATAATGGTTTCAAGCAATTTCTGCCATTCACCACCCTCTTCCCGCATAGGAAGAAGTTTATATGTAAGATTAATTAATCTATTAAAACTTTTTTCAAGAACAGCGGGACTCACCTCAAGCTGATATTTAACTATCATACCAGTAGTCCTCCTCTCCGGGGTCGGTTCCCGCAGGATCCTCATTCCCTTTTGAAAATGGATATACTGGAGATTCCATAATAACATGCATCGTTGGACGATATTGTCCTTTAGAATCTAACTTTCTACGTTTATATAAACGTTGAAGGTGAAATGCTTTTCTTTCATATTCTTTTTTAAGACTTTGTAGTTTAGCCATATGATTGGCTTGTGATGTGAATTTGAAATCAGAACCACTATACTTCATACGAGTATTTTCTACACTCGCAAGCTGCTGACCAATCCACTCTTCAACCATATAAGTGGCTAAAATGTTACATTCTTCTTCAGTTAAATCACTAACAAAATATCCCTCTTCATCTGCTAAGGCGAGAACTCGCTCTAATGACTTACGAGGAAATTCAAAAGAATGAACTGCAGAGTTAAGTAAATCTTCCGCCATCCGCATGGTATCTTCTTTAGTTAACTCCATGTACATATCATCAGTAATCTTACTGAAGAATAAGTCATATACTACTGAAAAAGATGTCATTTTAGTCACCTCACTTTACTGAGTTACCTTCCTAACAACTTTTCTTACAGGAGTTGCGGTTGCATCTGTCTTCTTAGTAATAGGAGCTGCTTTACGAGTAGGAGCTACAACTTCTTGAACTTCTTCTTCTTTTGCAATCTCAATAGCCTGAGCAACATTAAAATTTGTCTTCTTTGTAATTAAATCACGCTTAGCTACATCATTAAGCGGAAGCTTAACCGCAATCTCTTTAATCAAATCAATAACTCCGCCAGGTGCAAAGTTAAGACAATCCTCAAGCTGATCTAAACTTCCATTTTTAAGAAGTTCAGTTACATCTTCTGATGTGTAATAATACTCTGGTTCAACCTCACCTAAGAGTGCTGCAACAACTTCTTCATTGTCGATTGTAAGATAATTCTCAATAATATACATTCCGCCAGGAACCTGAGAAAGCTTAAATAACTCTTCGTATGTAAGTTCCTTCTGCTCATTAAACTCAAATTCTCTATGCAGATTATTTAAATCAGGGATTGTATATCCCACACTACCAAAAGATCTATTCTTGACCTTAATCTTAGTATTCTTTGTCATAATTTTAATCTCCTTTTATCTCATAACAATAAAAAGGGGAGATAATTCAATCTCCCCTTTTCAATTTATATTAGCTATTTAATACTTCTAATCCTGATAAATCAAAGGTTTGAGTATTAATTTCTCCAGTTTCAGCATCTGTAGATACAATCTTGAATACTTGAGTATCCTTATTTGTTACCTTGAATACGCCGTTCTTATCTGGATCATCAATAATCTCAACAAGACCACTGCTTTGAGAAGGATCCATACCAACTTTTACACTTGAGTACTTGCTGAAATCATTATTTAAGAAATTAAGTGCCATGAAGTTACCAGCGCCCCATGTAGTTACTAGGGCACCAGAGTCAAGATATTTTAATGTACCTGTGATAGCATCATCTGTTATTTCAACATCTTCTTGCATGTCACTAACTTTGGTGCCGAATAGAGTAGCGTCTCCATCCTCGGCTTCCATGGAGACGTCAACTAAAAAGAGGTGATAACCCCGGAGCTGCGTTCTTTACAAGAGTCTTGTTAGCTGGAGCAAGTGAAGTGATCTGATATACACAGATACCGCTATTAATACCGATGATACCAACACCGAACTTCTTGTATGTCTGAATTTCTCTTGACCAATCCTTGTTCTCCCACTCTCTTACAAGTGCGTCACCTTCAAAAGCAATCTTAATAGGCTTCTCAGCGCCAGTAGGGATAATGTATGCGTAAGACGGATCCATTACCTTCTCTGTATTTGTAGCATCTTCGAAAGAGTTAGGAAGAATCATTACATTGTGGCCCTTGTAATTTGCAAGGTAACCTGTTGTCCAAAGTGTATTCTTCTGTTCATCAGAAGCCCAACCCTGATCAGGAACCATCATAGCTGCAAACTCAAATGTACAATAGATTGTAGACTTGCCATAAGCATCTGCAATCTGAAGCAGTTGATCCATCTTAGACTGTACGAAACCTGTATCAGACTTCTTATTTGTCTCCTGGATCTTTGTGATTACGCTCTTAAGAGCCTTAGCAATTTCGCGGTAAACAGCTTCGTTAAGACCATCATTGATAATCTCAACTACATCAGCCATATCGATTCTACCATCAAGATATTCCTCGATACCGATCTGAGCAGCACCACCAAATGCCTCTGTAGGTACTTCTAAGGTGTATCCATCAAGTTTGAATACTTCGTATACACCAGCTAAACCTACTTTAGTAACGAACTTCTTTGCACGCATCTTAGAAGCAACAGAAGTCTTAACTGAGAAGATAGGCTTGTCACCCTGTGCAAACTGACGAACATCTGCGAAAGATCCGTACTGTTCGATAACACGAGCGGGAAGTACTTCGTTTACAACCTCTTCAATAAGCTCAAAAAGAATATTCTTATTCTGCTCATATAGTCTGTATGTACCAGCGATTTCTCTAAGCTCTGCACGAAGAGTATCATTTAATTCACCATAACTATATTGCTTTTCACCAAAACTATAAGCAACAGCAGCAGAAGGATTAGCCTTTGCTACAACTTTAGCAAGTGTGAAAAGTTGTTTCTTTTCTAACGCCATGACTTAAATCCTCCTTATATTATAATACACGCTGTAATTTAACAGCATCTTGCATATCAGGTAATTTTGTAATTGCTACTACTTTAAATGCAGGTGCGGTTGCGGTTGCGGCCTGTCCAAGAACTTCAAGGTATCCATCATCACCAACTACAAGTGTAGCACCTTCTGTTACAGCAACACCAGTAGTTTCTGCGGAATCAGATGTGTTAGCCTCAAGTGTATTAGTTGTATAAATATCACCAATATTTGTCTTGAATAGACGAGGAACCATTTCTCCATCTACATAATCCTTCTTAACCATAGCAAAATCCTTATGATTCTGCTTACGAGGATCATATAGCTTTTCTTCATTATAAACTAACAGCCACTCACCGGCAACATCCGGATCAGCAACAGCTTGTCTATTTTCGTAATCGTACTTCAGGAACATACCATTTTCGATTACACCAAGGTTTTTGTTGGCAATAAGCTGAGCATAAATCTGACCAGTTCTCTGAGCAGATAAATGGTTAGGCTCTACCTGACCAAAACCAATTCTCTTAATTGTAGCCATTTGGAAATTCCTCCTTATTTATTTTCATTATATCTATCTACGGCTTGTAACCATTCAGGCACTTCAGTGCCTCCAGTAGACATATTAACTGTAAAATCAGTTTCATCTACTTTGTCATTTGCGGAAGCAGCAGCATAGCTAACTTTCTTCTCAAAGCAAACAACAGCTAATTTAGACTTAATCTCATCGAGAGAATACTCTGCCTTGTGAGAGATAACGTCTTCTTTATCTGCATCAGAAAGCATATAGAACTCTGCGATAAGAGCATCTTTTTCTTTATTCTCTACCTCTGCTTTGAATGAACGAAGTCTTTCAATTTCTTCAGAAAGTTCATTGAATTTAGACTGAAGTTCAGCATGACTCTTCTGAAGTTCATCATACTCGATCTTGATTAAAGCATACTCTTTTTCTTTGTCATCTTTCTTATCTTTATCTTCCTTGTCATCTTCTTTAGAATCTTCTTCCTTCTTATCTTCTTTCTCTTCTTCGTCTTTCTTTTCAAATTCATTGGTAGCTTCTATATTATTTACATTTTCTGCTGCAACAGATTCAACTGCGTTGTCCAAATTTTCTGCTGGAGTTTCAACAGAATTTTCTACTACTGGCTCTGCAACTGGTTCTTCAGCTGCGGGAGCTTGCTCAACAGCAACAGGAGCTTCTACCTGTACAGCAGAAGCATCTACCGCAGTACCTTCAGGAACTACTGCGCCAGCAGAGATAGTAGGTGTACCTTCAACAACAGTTGATTTTGTTTCAACTACTTTTGCGTTATCCACTGTTTCTTTACCTCCTTGTAGAGTTTCTTGTAATTCTTTCATCATTGAATATAGAGTTCTTCTGAACTTGTCATCTAATGAGAAAGTTTTACTTACATTAGGTGCAGTAATAGCAGATCCTTCAAAGCAAGGTTCAACATCATCACCTAAAATACATAACTTAGAAAACATTGCGTCATTGATAATAAAAAATTCATGATCATCATTAGCCTCTTTTGACCAAAATCCCATCATGGTATCTTCATCAAGTTCCATTGACTGCGGTTTTCCGCCTTCCATAAGAACTTGTTGAGCCTCTTTATACTGTCCTGTCCAAAGATAACCAGTAGTCATCAGATACTCTCTCATAACAGAGCTACCATCTTCATTAAACTCCTCAAACTCTTGGAACCATACTTCCGCATCAGGAGCAACAAATCCATAAGGTTTTGTTAAATTCTGAAAATGAATACCTTCACCATCATAAATAATCTGATCACCATGGTCAAAGAAATCGTTTTTATCTGGTCGATAGTAACCTACAATAGGACAACCACGCAGGGTCTTTGCCATCGCCTGCGCAGTTGGCTTATCAATAGCGGTAGAGTTTCTATTTTTACCCAGATAAAATACTTTGATTTCACACTTAGATAACATTGGATTGATTTCATTTGGCTGTAGGTTAATGAACTCAGGATTTCTTACTGTTGCAATAGACTGATAGCCATTCATCTGTTAAATCCTCCCTCATTAACTTTGACTTTCAATATTTTGTATTGTCTTTTCTGCTTTTTGATCATCTGGCTTTGTTGGGCGGCCAGCTCCTTCCTGATCACCTTCACCAGTAACAAGACTTAAACCTTTTCTGCGGCGACCCGCTTGTTGTTGAGCAAGTGCATCCGCATTCATAGTATTAGATGTTAATGGTGGAACAAATACAGTAACAAGGTTAAGCAGATCATTCTCAAAGAACGCATTAGCAAGAATTGAACTTTGTGATAAGCCCATAGCAATTTGCGGTAACATCTTTGAGTAACCCATCTGAGCTTGCTCTTTATACATCTTAGAAAGTTCCTTATAATCATAAACTGTTGTAGGAAGGATATTAGCAGTATAATAAACTTTCTTAGGTGCGCCATTAAAATTAATTAAAATCATGTTTAAGATTGCTTCAAATTGATAAATTAAATTACTCATCATAGCAGCATCGTTAATCATGGATTTTTCAATAGCAAGGTTTCCGTCAGTATTAAACTGCATTTGTGAAATACCTGCTTCATTAAATACAGCACGTTCAACTTTCTCAAGGTCATCTACTGTTGTAGTAGTATTGCGGTCAGCCATATCAGCTACTTCTACATCAGCAAAAGTAGTTAATACATCAATACCAATCGCGCGGGAAAGCATCTTTACCGCATTATTATGGATTTGTTGAGCTTCATCCATATCGAATATCATATCACCATTCTTATCAAGCGGCAATTGCTGTACTATAATTTTTAATAATTTTTGTGCCATTCTCTTACGATCCATCTCTTGTGCTTCCACAAGATCTATAATTGCGGGAATGACATTTACTAACATGGGAGCATCGGATTCATTCATATTTAATTTAAAGGCATAATTAGGATCAAGCATATACCATCCCGCAGTATCTCCCGCAAAATCCCCAGGTAATTTACCATTAATAAACATTCTATAACCTTTTTGGAAATCATCCGGAAACATTTTAATTACTCTTGCGCGATATGCTTCATCAGGATACATGTCTTTAAAATATCTCATGTTAAATTCTACAACAGGCATATTATCTTTTTTATATCTTGATCTACAATATTGGGGAGCCAGTTCCTGAATAGATGGAGCAGTTTTACCATGAACAATATATCCATAGTAAACACCATCTTTAAGAACCCTTAAAGCAATATTACTCATAACATGCTTTGCTTTAAAGTTATCAAGATAACGAAGAACTTTAAAGAAATTATCCAAAATCTTATTTACATTCTTACTGTCAATATCCCCCTTCTCTGAATCAGAAGGATAGGTATCACCGCCGCTAATATAAGGAACAATATACCAATCATATCTATAAAGTCTTGATAAATAATTACATAATCTTGAATAAATACCACTTACTCTATAATAGAAGTTAGAAATATCTCTCATAGTAGCAACATCATTAGATGCAATAGCTTTTAAGATAAATTCTTTATCGCTAAAATTTGGTCTAACTTTCTTGAGAGGAGTATCAATTACTGCATCCTCTAAGACTTTTACGCCAACTTTTATCTTATTATAATCAACCATGCCAGTGGAAGGATCAACAGGAAGTTGTGAACGAGATGCGAGCTGTCGCATAGTGAGATCTCGTGTGGGACCTCGTCTAGCTTTCTTTGACATCTTTCAAATCCTCCTTAATATCCTGCTAAGTTCATAATATAATCATAACTTAACAGAAATTCATCTGTGTATGGTATAGCAATCAAAGTATAACCATGTTGCTTACAATACTCTCTTTTCTTCATATCGTTAAACTGTTGCTTATGCAATCCTGACCAACCACCAAATTTTTCTTTTGGCTCATAGTGCTGAATACCTTGATACTCAATCAAAAAATCAATATCACCTTCATCATCAAAGACTGCAAAATCAAACCTTAAAGGACGGCCTGTATTAGACACAAGATCTGGAAAGCTATATTCTTCTTGAAAATCTAATCCTGCTTCTGTTAATATTTCTGATATTGTTATTTCACCTCTACTAGCTTTCATAGAATCACTCCTTTTATTAACTATAGTATATCATTTTTACATAAAAAACTTTCATTAATCCTGCCCAGGTTTTTTAATTGAAAAGCATCAAGTCTGCAAAATTAAATTTCTTACGTTTACGTCTATCTTCCTCATATTTTTTGATATAATATAACCCATATTCAAAAGCAGAGAACTTATCTTTTGGTGTACCTTTAGAAGATTGCTTAAGAATAATATTAACACCTTCATTATCTTCAATCAAATTAAGCATTTGCTCCCGCAAAGATGTAGTTAAAGTAAATGGCATTAGATACTCTGCACGTTTTTCTGGCGTCATACCTTGACCTAATTTGGTCTCCATCAATTTTAACTTTGCGGTGGTCTCGTCTATGAGGAATTTAATCTTGCCACTTGATAACTGAGTCTGAACAAAAGTATGAGCTTCTGTGTTAATAGGAGCATTTGCCTTAATTAGATAAATAGCATCTTTCTCACATTCTGGTGTCCGATACTTCTTGTATTCTGGGTACTCATCAAGATTATCTACTCCGAAAGGCGGGAGTGTTTCACCAGTCTTAGGATCAACTTGCGACTCAATCATATAATCAATAAAACCGATACCAAGACCATTAGCATCTATCGCACACATACGCGCCTTATATTTATAATAAAGCTGCTTTAAGTTAATTGCCTGTTGCTCAAAGTGTTCTCCTTCCCAAGTATATATATTCACAAGAGAGATTAATGGTGCGCCTTGCGGTTGCGGGGTTACTTTAAGTACACATACTTCAGTAGTACATCTCTTACGACCAACATCGACTCCTAACACGTAATAAGCGGATTTGCTACTTCTGCCGCTATATTCATATTCAGGTTGGTTTAGAATACGATATTTGTCAAAAATCTCTGACGAGAAATAAGCATTTTCCGCATCCCCGCTCCATTCAGATTCATACTCACGTCCGAATGAACTGTCGTTATAAGTACCATCAAGCTTAAGTTGCTGAATAAAGTTCTTCGCTAGCAGCCCTTCCGCAACCGGTATTCTCCAGGTACCTCCCATGATTACCGCCTGTTCGGTACCAGTAATCTGTTCAAGCAAGGTCATCATTAACTTATCATACATTTTATTTGAATAAAATTGGACTATTTCTTAATTTAAATATTTCCAGGAAAACCCATAAGCATATTTATGTTTACCTTGAAGGACTTGATCTATACTCACTCTTGAAGTACGTCCCATAGAATGTACTGCATCAAGTATTGAATCAAACTCTTCTAATAATTCATCAGTATTTTTATCAAATTTACCAATTCTTCTATTTGAAGTTTTAATCTTACCTAAAACTTCATGCCTATGAATTTGATTTTCTGAAGAAGTAACCCATTCAAGATTTTCAACATTGTTATTTTCTTTATTTCCATCTTTATGATTTACTTCTCTTTTATTTTCTGGATTACTAATAAAATATAATGCAACTAATCTATGAATATATCTATTAGAAAACTTATTAGTTTCATCTAATTTAATACTTACTTGCAAATAACCGCTTTTAGATAATCTACCCTTTAATATTTTATTAGTCGTTCTATTTCTTATTAACCCAGTGTTAGAAACTTCATAATTTGAAGCTTCTTCTATGATTTTCCAATTTTCCATTTTAATTATCTCCTTTTTCACTATTTTGCCTTACACAATATTATGAAAAATATAATAATTAAATTATAAAAAATTGTCCTAAAAATTTTTAAATTCTCCGCGCTTCGGAATAAGGATTTTCACCTTAAACCTACTCTACTCAGTGCTTTCGCCTTTTCGATAGTCTCTGAACCTTCCGCTTAAGCGGCTTGGCATAGCGTTACATATTCAATGCTTTCACTATTAGCAGTATTAAATAATACCACACCCTCATTTTGAGGTTCACGGAGTTTTACTTCGCCTATGAACTTTTTAGGTCTAGCGAAGGTGTTTTTCCACCCTGCGGTAGTCACATAGATTTGGCTCTTATTAATAACCTCTTCATCACGTCTACTACCATCCGGAAGTAAACGGTTAACGTTCATAGTAGGAATAATAACTTCATTAAGTAGAGTTCCATCTACAAGTATACACTCCTCAATAAGACCTCCAGTAGCACGGCGTCCACGAGAACTTTGTCTTGCCGCCATAACATCAAGTACACTACCATTTTTAAACAGGAAGGTAAACTCTTCTTTTGAAGATTTAGACTTACCACGTTCAAAGTTAACCTCATTCGCTAATCCAGGAATTAACTTACATAACTCTTCCGCCTTTTCCCGCACGATACCAGTAGCCTGCTCCTTACCACCTGTTGTAACGAAAAGGTGACAACCAGGATAAAAGATACATCTAAGCATTAATACCAATACAGATAAAAATGATTTTGAATAAGCACGAGGATAAACTGCATAAACGTGGCGGTTGCGCATGGCTTGACGGAGAAATATCCTTTGGTATGTATATAGTTTAAACGACTTCTCCCGCTTATCTTCAGGCAAGCAATTTACACAAAAATCAATATATAAATCTGGATATTCTCGATAAAAAGCAATAGCCTTCCTAAGTTCAGGGAGGCATGCAGTAATTCTTTCTTTTGATATACCTATTTTCTTAATACTATGAGAATCACCATGTTTACTTAGAATCTCAGATAATGAATCATTAATCTTCTCATTTAGAACGGTATCATTATATCGTTCCATTATATCATTTAGCGCCACTAGGTTCACCACCCTTCTTATCGTATGCATTAGACTCTTCAGTTACTTTAGAATCTTCTTCTCTTTCTTCTGCTATACGTTCATAATATGCTGCAATATCTTCATCATCTATCTCATCATCAAGAGCTTCTTCATTATTCTTTTCCATAGCTTCTTGTTCAAGTTGAATTTTCTTTAAATAATTTTCAATTTCTTGACCAAAACCTAAGTCGTGTGTAATTAAATTTTTAACATAACTATTATTATCTTTAATAATTTTATCAATAATATCTAAATCATAATCAGTTTTATACCTTGGAATGAATCCACCAATAGCTTCACATTCCATAATTAACACACCCGTACAATCAATTTGACCACTATCTTTATCTTTATTCTGGGCTGCTGTAAATTTAGCAGATTTCCGCAATCCATCATTAACCCTTGCCAATTTTTGATATCCATCAATATCTCCTAAGTCAAGAGCCTGATTCATTTTAAGATCTGTCTTACACATAAAAATTAATGTATTGCGGGAATCGGCGTCTTGGATATCGAAGGAGTTAATCATCTCATTATACTTCTTCTCCAATTCAATCCATTCTGAAGGTGTGTATAATCTACCCCACTTTAAGGCTAAATTAATTTTATCCTCCGCAGTCAGTTCCGCGCCAAAGTCAGGTAATTCAGATTCAGGTAAAAACTTATCTTCAATGAATCCGCCATTCATAGGCATTACTTCAGCGCCAGGAAAGTTAAATCCCATATCAACAACTTCTTCATGTTGTGTTTCTGTTGAAGCAAGTGTCTTATACTCCGCCTCAGAAATCAATCCCTCATCAAGCTGCTTCTTTAATGCCTCATCTTTTTCACGAATTAACTGTTTCTCTTCTTCAGTTAGTTCGACCGATTGAGCTTCTTGTGCTTGTAACTCTTCAGAATCTGCCCAAGTATATCGTTTACCTGTTTTCGGATTAACCCATTGTTTAAGCTTCATCTTAGTAAGATACTTACCAACTACAACAGGTCCATGACACTTCTTAGGATCTTCTTGAAAAGTAGTATCCCGCAATTTATTCCATGCAGAAGGTACATAAGGAACATCAAATCTTTCTAATATCCATAAAAAAGTTGATGTATCAAATGCATCTACGTGCGCACAAAGACAATCTTTGCACATTTCATCTCTTGTACCATCAGGATGCTTGTAAAACTTAATTTCTGACATAGTTTTCTTACATCTTGAACAAGTACATTTTTGTTTTACTTCTGTCATAATTCTTTAACCTTTCCAACTTTTTTATTTCTGCAATCTTTACAAATGCTATACCAGCCATCTTTGCTCGTTTTATTCTTTGAAAAGAATTTATTATGACCTAATTTAATTTGACCACAGCGACTACAACGCTTCCAATAACCCACTTCTTCTTCTGTATAATGCCATTCAAGCCATTCTTTTTCTGCTTGTTCTGCTATCATCTTGGGGATTTTGTTACGCCAAAGAGAGGAAATGTATTCTACAGAATATTGAATACCAAATGTTTCTACAAGAGCCTTTTGAATATCGTCATTCTTCATACCATCTACTTTATAAACAAGTAGATCATAATAAAGCGGGCAATCCTCTAAGGCGCGTGTAACTAGATCCTCAAGAGCAAGAAGAGTATAATACATATCTGACTCAAACTTGCCATAAGAATCTTCTTTAAGTTTTGGATAATTACACAATAGTAATGAAACATGCGTTGGATTCAATAATGAGATATTGGCGTCAACATCTAAAGAACCATCTTCATTGATGGTGATGTATTCGTATAATTCTAATTTAGGAACGCTTTTTGTAGCGTTGATACAATTTATGTTTTTTTCTTTACTCGCCCGCAGTACATAGACATCTTTCCATAAATTTTTAATAGTCTGCTTAATAATAAATTTATTATGACCTTTTGCGGTTGGTAGCTGACTTTCAAGATTTTTAATTGCATCAATTACATTTTTAATACCAGGTATTGTGTCTATATCTTCTTGTGAAATTTTGCGATACCGCGGAGTTAAGAAAACATTCTTATCATTAATTGCTAAATTATATAATATATCTTCTTCTTGCATCTTGGTATTATCATTTGTAGTGTTCATATATTTAATGGATAATCCTTCAATGCTTGTTTCTCTTTCAGTTATAACAGTTTGTCTATTTTTTGATATTATTTCATATTGTTTTTTCTTTTCTTCTTTTGTCTTTAGCATTAAAATATAGTTAGCCATTTCCTCAAGATATTTTTTAGTGAGTTTATCTTCAGGAATGGTTTCGATAATCTTGTTAACCAATGCTATTCTATCCGCGGGATCCTCTAACGAGTAATCTAATTTTATGTATTTTTCATCTTCTTCTGTAAGTTTATTAGATTTCATTTAAGGACTCCTTTCTCTACCTTATAGCTTTATTATACTAAAATTTTTCATTTTTGTCAAGAGTCATTTAACATTTTTGACAAAGAAAAAAATATTTGATATAATATATATAGAAAATGAAATTTAAAGGAGATAAAGATATGGCTACAATGACAAAGCACAAGCAGAGAAGTCAGGTAAGTTATCATGAGAACAAGAGAAATGCTCAGCATTGGTTAATGACAAGACCTTATATTCCACCAGTTGGATTAAGATATTTTTTAAATTTAGTGAGTGATGTTAAGAAAGAAGCAAATGATACAGTACAAGAGATAGAAGAATAGAAAGGAGGTTGCGGCGGAGCTTGCCTTGAGGCGTCACGAAGCCGCGTTCCCACATGATAGTAAGAGAAGCAGAAGATATTATTCGTAGGATTGAATGCCCGCGAACCGAAGAAGAAATTGAGAAATTCCGTCAGGCGACTTATGTAATATATAAGGCGATTCAGGCAGGATATGGAATTGTACCTATCCATCATTGGAGATATGATCTCAAGAAAGAGATTAAAAAGATGGAAGACGAAGGTATGGATAAGGAAGTTATTGCAGCTTTTGCATCTAATGCACTGTTGCTTGAATGTATTGCATTAGAAGCTAAGATGACTAAGGAAGAAGAACTAGAGGTGAAAGAAGATGACGTTTAAGGAATGGGATCAAGCTAGAGATGATAGTATAAAGTTTGCTCAGGAAACGATGGAATCTATAAAGAAGAGTAGTGAAGATTCTAAATTAAATGATTTATTTGGAAATGCTTATACTGATAAGATAACTGATGAGATTAGAGAATATAATAAAAATATTATGATAACTTTAACTGAACAAGACTTATATCAGATTGCGGCGGCGTTGAATAAGATTGCGGAGGAGTTGACTAATGCTCCACGAGTGATGTTCAAGGCGCCTGAAGCGACTTCCCGCATGGCAGAATGGATACCTAAAGAAATGAATGGAAGAGTTGAATATTATGATTGTTCTGCTTGTGGATGCAGCGTGCCAGAAAGAAAAGATTATTGTCCTCATTGTGGGGAAAAGATGTTTGTAAAGACGCATGATGTTTATGAAGAGTTTTTGAAAGAGGCTTTACATGAAGAGGATTAACATCGCTAAAAAAATTGGTATTTTTTATCAATATGAAGAATGGGCAGAAAAAAAGTTTATTGAACTATGTGATCAATATCACTCAGATTTAAAACGTGTCATCCATTCCCGCTCAGAACGTCGTCTTATTTTTCATGAAGGTACAATGATTTTATTTGTACCAGCAAATGACAGTTGTAGGGGATGTAAATTTGATGAAATTTATTATCAAAAAGGTATCTCTGAGGATATTCTTAATGTTATAGTAAGACCTTGCTTAGTACGGAGTTTAGTTTGGGAGATAGAGTGATGAATGATTATGAAATGGAA